CAAACGATGGATTGGGTTTCACTTCGGAGTATTTTGGGTTATAGAACGGAGCAATATTATACTGTCCTCCCGCCTCCTCCTCCTGATGAAACTGGTCGGACATAAAAAACTTTGACTCTTTCATTTTCGGTAATTTAACGGAAAAGGTCGCACGATCAAAATCAATAATCTTAATCAGTTTTCCGTACGTCGGAACCCGATACGTCTTTCCTCCAACCCCGTAATAGAAATACTCTTTGTCGGTAGGAACATACATGACATTCATAATATGAAGATCATTGTGAACAAACCCAAACGTGCGCTGGGCAAAGGCCAGTGCGAAAATCACCTGCGCCATCCACGCACACCGCTTAGGCAGTTCAGGATTCTCCTTGAACAGTTTATACATGGTCCCCTCGCATTTCTCCATAACTGTGACCTGAATTGGAGCATCCTTGAAAATGGCGTGCGCAAACGCCTCATCCTCTTCCGGCTCGGAAAACCCGTTGCTTCCACACTCGTCATCTTCCTCATCATTCTCGCTCTCGCTCTCGCTGTCCGAACACGACCGAACATTGAAAATATAGTCCGTCGAACAATCGTCCGTGCTGTCTACATCCCCCGAATCTTCATGGTCATGTTCATGTCCATGTCCATGGTCATGCCCCTGCCCTTCATCGTCCGCATCGTAATTGGTCGGAACAATAGGTGTTATTGGTTCAAGCTCGGTTGCGCCCAGATCAATGGTGTTCTCGGACGGATAATCGGCAAACTGGAGAACGGGAACTTCGGGTTTGCGTAGCCGAAGCTCAAAGAAATGACCAATGTTCTGGGAGAACCACGGACGTTCACACAGATCCTCATAATCGTCGGAAATGTCTAGAACATGCCGCTCGGCGACGCCCGAAAACACACCGTACACTCGAGGAAAATGCTGGCTGGCGGATTCGGACAGAACAATGGACGCAAGCGAGCCAACGTATCCCGCATTGTACGGGGACTGAATGCGCAGAGGTTCGGTTGCGACATCTCCGACATTCGGAAGTCCGGTTCCCGCATACTCTCCGTGCATAACGCGGTAGGCCGAATACAACATCGTCTTTTTCAAGTGGATAGGGGTCTCAATTCCTCCGGCAAACACCGAAGATTCGCCGGTGATTGTCTGGATAGGAACCGCCGTCTTGATTCCGTAATGGTGCGGCAGGCGAACATCCAGCTTGAACAACTTTTCAATGGACGGAAAAAAGGGCTGGAGGCGGCGCAGTCCCCAGTGTTTCTGCGCCTGTTCCTGTAGCCCCTGGATATTCGAATACTTATGGACATCCAATGGGCTATTGGTTGTCCGTAGGTCCGACACAGGTTTAGGCATTTCAACCGATTATGTTTACTTGCTCTCTTTTTGCTCCTTGCTGTACCGCAGCGTACCATCCAGAATTGACCCCTCGGCTGGGAAGATGGAATCGAAATGCGATCCCAAAAATGTATCGAAGATGTATTTGAGTTTATTGGTGAGGTCTCCGAGGAAAATGAAGATGGCGAACATGAAGAAAAGGCCGGCGGTATACGAATCCACGAAATCTTCGAGTCCTTTCCGAACAGGGATGATGGGGGTGGAGACGTTCATGAAATACACTAGCCAGAAAGCGACAATTCCGATCATGGCGACTTCTACGGAGACATCGAATAGCTGGTACGACAGACCTTTCTTTTCCCACTCCGGATGTTCGGGATCGTAGACGTCAAAGAGGTAGTACAGAACATAGGAAAGAAGCGCTCCTGCGAGGGTGTACAGAACCGAAAATATAGCAATGTTTCCTGTGACCCGTGCGGCGTCAGAGGCGGTTAACTGGATGGCGTGAACTGTGTATGCGTGTGTGTTTTTAGCCATTATTTATTCGTGTGAAAATACTAATACGAATACCGATGAACTTTAATATCAAAAAGTTCAATATAGAGGTCATAAAAGAACGATGTGCGATGGACTCGCATAAATCTCCTATGATTGTTCTTATCGGGAAAAAGGATACCGGAAAATCGTTCTTGGTACGCGATATCCTCTTTCACAATCAGGATGCCTTTCCGATAGGAACCGTCATTTCGGGAACAGAGGCTGCGAACCGCTTCTTTCAAGATATGGTCCCTTCCAAACTCATTCACGATAAATACAAACCCGAAATCATTACTAACGTCATTCGCCGTCAATTGGCCCTGAAACAGCAGCGGGGTTTAGGGTCTCTCAGCGCGGATCCTCGTGCGTTCCTCATTCTCGACGACTGTTTGTTTGACGATACGTGGATTCGTCAGGAATCTACCCGCTACGTGTTCATGAACGGTCGTCATGTAGATATGTCCACCCTGATCACGATGCAGTACCCGCTCGGTATTCCCCCCTCCCTGCGCACGAACGTCGACTTTGTCTTCATTCTGCGCGAGAACATTCTCGGAAATCGCAAACGTATCTACGAAAATTACGCAGGTATGTTTCCCTCCTTTGAGATGTTCTGTCAGTTCATGGACCAGTGTACGGAAAACTATGAATGTCTGGTCATATGTAATTCCGCCGTCTCCAACAAGTTAGAAGATCAGGTGTTCTGGTATAAAGCTCAGGACCATCCTCCGTTTCATATGTGCGCCGACTCCCTCTGGGCCGATAATAAACCGTTCATGTCCACCATGTTAGCCGCCAACGAGTACAACTCCGAACTTGTGACTCAACGTCGTGGTCCGTCCGTCTGGGTAAAAAAGCAGGGGTAGCAGTTCAGTTCAATCACGCATCGCTCCCTCTGCCGGGTGAACGGGCTTCTCCAGATCCCGCAGCTGATTCTGCTCCGCACGGCGCTTGGCGTTCTCCTCCTTCTGCGCCTTAATCGACACCTCGCGCTCCTCCGCAAAGAACAGCTCGCGGTTGGCCTCGTTCTCCTTGTACTTGCGCATGATCTCGTTGAGCTGGGAGTTCGCGTACTCCACGTTCTCCATGAGATGCTCAGACGGCTCCCACGGCAGCCAGCAACCCATACGACCGATCATCAGATTGTCCTTCGGGTACTTGCGCTGGAGCACCTTGCACCACAGCTGCGCCTCCTCGTACGACGGGAACGCACGACGGACCTTGACTCCGCGAGTATTGCACTGGAAGTTGTTCGCCTTATCGAACGACTCCTGAACCTCCTTCTCGTGCTTGAGGAGGAAGACCTGGTACTGCTCGGGGACATCAGTCTTCTTCACCTCCTCGCGATGCGTCTTCTCGAAATCGTGGATATCCTTCATGATATCATCGATCTTGAGCGAATACTTCTTGGAAATGTAGTCGGCAAAATGCTCGAGGCCCTTCACCTTCCAGTCGTAGTCCATCCACTGAATGAACTTCTGGAAAAAGTACTCCTGCTTGCGCTCAATCACCTTCTCGGGAGAAAGAAAAGAGACAATCACATAGCGCTGGTTGGGCAGCTCGGGGTCCTCATCGAGGTAGTCCACCACGCCGTCGTCGTCGACCTTAGGTAGTTCAACCTTCTTCGTGCTCATTTATACTTCCTATCAACCCTTGTTAAAACACTTTTTTCCCGCGTATATACAAACAAACAAATGTGGCGCATGGCTCTTTATGCGGCAGTTCTCTTCTACCTCCTAACCCCTGGCGTCCTGGTCCGCCTACCCCCCGGAGGATCGACGATGACGGTGAACCTCACTCACGCCGCGGTGTTCGGCCTGGCTTGGCATTTCACACACAAGACGGTGTGGGGGCTGGTGGGCAAGTAAGCAAGTAAAGTGTCCGGTTTGAATAATGGTGGTGAAAAGCAGCGATCTGCTGGATAAAGGTATTGCGAGTATCAACTGGAAGTATGGAAGCATTTCCACTCTTCCGATTGTGTTTGGGGTCGTCATGGCGACCATTGACGTCGTGATGATGTTCACGGCAAAGTTTGTGAGTCTGGGGTCCGTCTCGTACAGTATGGGTCTGGTGGTTGCGACTCTCGTATACTCCGTCCAGCCCTACCTCTTCATGAAAGCCATGAAGTTCGAGAACATGACGGTCACCAATTTGATTTGGAACTTGACGTCCGACATCCTCGTTACGTTCTCGGGCGTCATGGTGTTCAAGGAATCTATTAAGGGACTGCGTTGGGTAGCCATCGGCATGAGTATGGTGGCCCTCTTCCTCTTTGCCTACACTGATGATTAACGAAATTTTCTCCTTTATCAAGTATAAACCAAGATGGCCGCCACACAAGCCCCCGCCCCGTCCATGGGAATCGATGTTGCCGACCTGCTCAAGCGCCTGGTTAAGTACGCCCTGGAGGGCCTCGCCGTCGCCGTCGCGTGCTACCTGCTCCCGGGCAAGAAGCTCCGCGTCGACGAGATTGGAACCATCGCCCTCACGGCGCTGGCCGTCTTCGCCATCCTCGACATCTACGCCCCGTCTGTCGGCTCGTCCGCGCGCACGGGTGCTGGATTCGGTATTGGCGCTAATCTTGTCGGATTTCCTGCGCGTCTTTAAGTAAGACAACATACCTGTAATGTCTAAATTTACAGGTAATAAATGTATTATTGAATAATAATCAGTAGGTATGACTGCGCGGAAACCCAACATGTCTGATTCAGAGTTTCATACCTGGTTTCAGACACGTTTAAAGTCTACTGAAAATAACTGTATGGAATGGACTGGACAAAAATTACCAAAAGGTTATGGACATGTAAAGATTCACGGAAAAAAGATACAGACACATCGGTATGTTCTGTCTAAAAAGCTTGGAAGAAGCATCGGCGAGGGAATGTGCGCACTACACACATGTGACAATCCACCCTGCTGTAATCCAGACCACATATGGGAAGGAACAAATCAAGAAAACGTAGATGATAAAATCAAGAAAGGTAGGGGGGCTGTTGTAAAAGGCGAAAACCACGGATGTTCAAAATTAACTGAAGATATGGTCATTGAAATTAAACAAGCAGGACGAACAATATCGCAGAGGAAGCTCGCCACAGGGTATGGAGTTTCGTCAACAATTATTTA